GTTTCCGAGCGCTCTCAAAAAAGGTGGGAGCCATACGATCGCGCTTACCAGAGTTACATTTGACGCAAGCCGCAACCATATTGGTCGCTTCATCTGTGCCACCTTTGCTAATAGGTATTAGGTGATCTACTGTAGTCGCTGGTTGAGCGCAGTAATGACAGGTCCAATAGTCGCGATTCAGCACTTCTTTACGCACTCGTTTGTAATAGGCTGAGTTATATCTTTTATGACTCAATGCCAGCCCTTGCGTTCCAAGTGTGCTAATGCTAGGCAAGCATCGCCCCCGTACCTATGAGAGAGATATTTCATATGCGCTTTTATCTGCTGTTTAGGACTTAGGTCTCTGTACCAAGTAGAACGCATTTGTCCTAAACCATAATGAGATCCGTTACGAGCTTTAGGATTCCAATTACTTTCCTTATGAATCAACCAGTTATAACACTCAAATTGCTTCCAACTCATTTGATTGTAAGCATATAGTTTTAGATTCATATCTGCTTTTGATGGGCTTGTATTTATTATTGTAATCAGAGCCGCTATAAGTATCGAAGGCATCAGGCGAAGATATAAGGCCCCCCTCAACCTCCGCTTTAGGGCCAGCTCTGCGCCCGCGCTATGGCGAGATGGTACTCGGCTTGTCAAGTTGAAATACATAACCGCAGGTCAGAGCCTTTCCAATTGTTGGCAAATCTCATTTCCTAATTCATAAGGAATCATCGATCTAGCTGTTTTACTCAATCTTTGATTACCTGTGTTAGTTCCTCGAGGCGAGTTTTCGTGACAAGGGGAACCAGCTTTACACATAGGACGCGCTTCCCATCCTGGCACTATTCCCCATAAGTCAGTTGGCTTCATTCTGAAATCACCATATTGGCAATAAGTAATAGTTCTTCGAGGTAATGGCTCCATAAAATCTTGCTTCCTCAGCATCCCTCTTGGATTCTCAATTATCCATCCTAGTTTTGGCTTGATTTCATCGATGAGACTTATGGCTTTTTTCACCATAGCGATTCCGTGATAAACCCGATCATCTTTAGGAGTAAGCACACCATCGACGTAATGCCAATAAATAGGGCAACTAGCTACGCTAAAAGTCGTACAAGGTGGAGAAGCCCATATAAAATCAGGATGGCCGTATTTATCTACCATCTCAGCCGCATTTATTGCCAGCACATCTCGCTCATTAGCTTTATAACGTTCTGACAACTCAACCTTGATTACTGTGTGGCCTCTATCTTCAAAAGCTTTTGTGGCTGATCCCGTACCAGCGAAGAAGTCGAAAATAAGCATTATTCCAACTCCAATACTTTCCTCACATCTATCTCATTAGCTCCATTGAGCCCTATTATGGCGTCTCTGAGCTTTGCTCGACCCTCGCCGTGGAACTTAGTGGTCAGATATGGCTCAGACTCGCTACCCTCTAACCAATCAACTATTTCACCATTTGAATCAATAACTACATCATCAAGGTAATTGAATTTCTCTAAAATCTTATCTACTGACGATTCCCTTACCGATTCCACTATCTCACTAGGAACGTTGGTCTTTACCCAGTCAATGAACTTTCTGTCTGACTTGATGACCCACTTGAACTTGGGCTTGGTAGTGGTGATGTAGGCAATTACTTCATCACCTAATTCAGCCTTTACTCGATCGGCTCCCAATTCATTCATCTGAGCTTGTAGGTCGGCTCGTAGCTCATCCTTCAAGCGTTTGGCTTGGTCTGCTAGGAGGCTAATCGCCGCCAGTTTCAGACTCAGGTCTTTGATTGTCATCTTGCTCCCTTTTCTTTGCTCTGTTTAGCCGGATTTCTAATGATGCGAGATTCACACCCATATCTCGGGCAATGAACTCTTTATCGAAGCCCCATTCGAGCATCTGACGGATATATGCCAGCGAATGGGTACTTCTTCCTACTTTGTCTTCCCTGCCCATCCTTCTCCTTTGAAATGTGCTGGAGTCGGGCTATAAACCTTTCGAAGCGGTTTAGAACAATGACAGATCATTGTCTGACTAGCCGCCTCGAGGGTTAGCGTAATTTCTATCTGTTCTTCGCACCGGTCACAGAAGTAATCATATGTCGGCATCGATGAACCTCTCTAATGTGGCGTTGCCGTTCCAGTAGCGTTCTTTGATGCGCTCTTGACCATCGGCTATCTTGCAGATTCGACACTTAGCGGCTTTCATTTTGTAATTGCCGCATTGGTCGCATCGGGTAATAGCGTCTTCCTTATTAGCTACTCGATCCATTGGCTCCACCAATCTCTGCTCGAAGCAATTCTGACATTCCATCAGCCAAACATCTTGGCCCTCGGTTATCTCAGAATCATATTTACTGATTCCCCTTTGAGCTGTGACCTTCTTGCATTGGCCACAGTTGAATGGGTGGATTTCGTCAATCATTTCTGAAAGACCCAATGCCCATCTGCTCCGATTTTCATCCACTTAGCCGGATGGCCAGACTTAGCGATGGGGCAAACCCAGCCGCGATACTCCTTACCTTCCTTTGTGCCTTGCTTAAGAATCATTGGCCCGCATCCATTACCGCAGAGAGGCACTTCGTCAATTACTTCGGCACCGAATTGGTCGGCAATATGGCTAACGTCCCAGACTATGGGTTCAGGGTCGTTCGGTCTTTGATCCGCAACAAAGTCTGCGAGAGCTTTATTTGTTGTCTGTATTGCCTTCTTAGGCGTTCCAGATGGCTTTGCAAAATATCCTGCGAGATTGAGAGCGCGTCCAAGCGCGCCAGTTTCCGCAAGTTCCAGCGCATACTGCTTGGATTTAGACTCACTTGATAATCCTGTCGTCCAAGCCGCAGAATCAGCCTCAGTCCGATAAAGCTCAACTTTGACAATATAAACATCGCAAGTAGGAATAAGTGATTCCTCAAGAACGTGCGACTTGATTCGATAATCCGGATAGCCATTGATAAACTCCTTCAGTCGGTCTTGAACCGATACGTAATCATCTAGGTAATTCGACATTTAGTTTCTCTCTCCCTGCGAACTCATCGATCGCATATTCCAGTTGTTCTTTCAATGACCAGAAAGTTCCATCTGGCCAGTTCTGCGCTTCGTTCGCGCAGGGTTGGCAATAAAACCGCACTTGAGCGCGGCGTAATGGCGTTTCGCTTTGGACTTTCCAGACTGCTGGGACTTGTGCTTTCAAGTGCCAAGTGCCGTCTTTGAGTTGCCCATAACGAGACTTACAGTAGTCACACCATTGGCGTTGGTTAGTATTGCGAATCAGACTCAACGTCGTCCCAATCTTCTGGAGTTGAAAATCTGGTAAAGCCCAAGATAGCGGCGTATCCAATGAGATCGAGATACGAATCTTCGCGCTCTGGACTTTCCACCATTCGGCTGAGTTTGGTCGCGATAAAAATAGTCGCCAACTCAGATGGGTCTCTGAGCTGAACACCGAGGATTCTCGCGATTTTGTAAATGCGTAATAGATTGTGCCTCGGGTCGCCATATTCCATCCCTCTGTCTTCGAGGGTGTTACCAGCGTCCGAGAGCCAGTCACTTAGCGATCTCTCTGACATATTGATTCGAGGCCCTTCCGCGTTTGTATCCTTCGTTGAAGGCTTTGGCTTTTGCGGATTCAATAGATGCGTAAGCAACCCAGAATCCGGTTGATAATGCCAAGACGATGGCGACGATTTGCTCTGGTGTGAAGTCATTCGACATCCGCGCTCACCCCGAATCGATCTAGCCAATAGGCTGAGATTTCTTCTCTACTCAATCGCCCTCTCGTTGATTGGCGACCTAGCGATTCGATTGCATATCTGCGGATAATCTGGCCTTTGACGTAATTCTTACCATCTGACCAAGCTCCCGAAGTAGAATCAAATCGAATTACTTCCGGTTTATTTATCACTTATTCTCCCTTCCAAATCCTCTAAATGGATTTAGTGGGATAAATGTAATTACCTAAATGGATTTAGACAAGTAGGAGCTCGGCGAGTCGTATTGGGAGGAAGGCGCAGAGCTTATGAACCTTCCCAGCATTGGCAAAGTCGGTCTTATCGGGTAGAGCCTTCCAATGCCACTCAGGAGCCTCTAGAGCCCCTAAGTCGAACTGATAGACACCTTTCGGCGTCGCGTTGATATACAGCGTCCTAGCCCCTGTTCTAGCCCTTATATCGGCCAGATAATCCCACTTCTTCTTCTCGATTATCAGAGTGTCGTAATGGGTGCGGCGGCACTTCATCTCAATATAAGAGTTGCTAGTAATGCCGTCGGCTCGGTCGGTCGCCGATAGTGGCGTCAAGTCCGGATAGATGGCCTTGAGTGCCTCGAATAGTTCGACCTCGCGAAGATAAATTAGTCTTCGTCCTCGTCTTCGTCCCAAGGTTTGAACATTGGGTTTCCGTTATCCACTATCCATTCAGGATACGAACTACGATCCATCGCGAAAGCCAAGGCCGTTCCTTCATCCATACCAGCTCGACGACAAGCCATATAAACCTCGTTGCAAGCAATAGCCCAAAAGTCCAATCGAGTAAGTGGAACATCTTTCGTCGTTTTGCGACGTTTTGCCACCTTCTTGACTGGCTTCTTAGCGCGCTTTTTTGCCTGTGCCACTTCTGCTCACTTTCGCTTGGAGTGCTAATTCTAGCTGAGACTCCATTTTATCAAGGCGCGACACTATGGGCAGATTTTCCAATTTGATGATATATCTCAGACCGGCAATAAGTAGGCCGATTGATCCGAGAACCGAGGCGATAGTTGCCGCGAGTTCGGAAGCCGCCATTACCGGACTTTTCCGTAACGCTCGTAGTTAGGATTCAGCCAGTTGATGATGCTAGGCAAGACTGATACTAGAGCCGCATTTGCAATAGCATCGACATCTAGGCCCACCGCTAGATAGGTCGCTAGTGCGGTTGCTAGGAAGGTCTTCGCCCAGCTTTCGGCCATTTTCTTTAGATCGCTCATCGGTTCCTCCAAGCATAGGGATTTCAAAGAAGCTTCCATCGTCATCCGCCAACTGGGTGAATGAGACGTGGAAGTGCGCTTTATGTGGATTACTGCCCCGATACTTCCGCCATTTCCAATTCAGGATAGGGGAAGCAATTCTGCCGTTATAGATGACGTAACTAATTCTCTTACGCTTGGCTCGTTTAGCGTACTTTCGTATTTGCTCTACGAGATCAGCAGTTTCGTCTAAATTATCACCTAGGGTCGCGGTTATATCGATAGCTCTGACCCAGCCATTGGCGTCCGGATTATGATCCGATTTTCTGGCTGAATGACGAGCATCCCCCAAAGCTCCGTCGCTTTTGCGCGAACGCTCTGGATAGCAGTCGTCGATCTGCTCGCGCAGTTGGACTGCGGCTCTCGATAGTTTCCAAGACATAATCTATAAAGATTGTGCCTCATCCTCAGCGGTTGGGTCTTCCAACCAGCGGAGGTAGCGTTGATAGTCTGAGTTGGATTCATCGCAAGGAATCCAAGATTCATTTCCTTTTTCATCAGTAAAAACAATAAACGACGAGCCAGTTTCCACTTTTCTATAATTTTTCATTATAACTCCGAACTAACTGTGATTGTTACATTTTGCAAAGAAATGGGCATCCCAGCGGTTTGTCCTGTCAAAGTAGGAACAAAATTGAGTCCAGTTGCATCTACTAATTGTGTTGCCAATGCACTTGGCGTTTGATTTCCTGCGCCATATAAATAAATTGCATTTGTCAAAGTTGCAGGATAAGTGACAGTTGGAGAATTACGCATCTCAACGCGAAATGGTGCGAACAATGCTCCAGCAGTTGTTGAGAAATTACTGCCGTGTGCGCGAGTCAGGTTTTGGAAGTACCTCTGGCAAGCCGCCAACTCCCCTTGGAGTGTGCCTGTGGCAGTTTGGAATGCGGTAGCAACTGAACCAGCCTCTACTTGAACGCCCCAAAAATCAAATGTTTGTATAGTATTAACTGGAGTTCTCAATTGTAGATTCACATAATTAGAAGCACCAATAGTTTTACCGCTAATGCTTGGCATTGTCGCGGTTACAGTATATCGCGCCCAAGATGTTGAAAGAGTCGCTGTGCCTATATCTGTTCTAACAGCAGTAGAGCCGCCCGAACCAAAAACTTGTTGAAGCGCAACAGTAATAATCGGAGTGCCTGAATCTGTTTTAGCCCAAAAAGACACAGTTACAGTCTGTCCAGCAAAGGTTCTCACATCTTCAATCGGTTGTCTGATAATGTCAAATGTTGCCGAACTACCTGCAACGCTTCTCTCATAACGAAAGAAAAACTCACTTTCATAACCAGCCACAGGAGCAGCACCAGCCGTAAATGCTTGTCGGCTTATTGTTCTTGTTGCTCCTGAACCATCAAAGGTAATATTGAATCTGTCTGCGGTATAAGCACTGTTTGAAGGATTACTGAAAGATGTTCCTCTTTGCCAAATACCAAAATCACCGTTAATAATCTTGTTCTTGCCAGCGGCAAAATTGCCCTGCCAGCGAAGTCCAGTCGTAGCGGAACTATCTGCCAGGAGTGTGTCGCCGTTGTTGCCTACTGCGAGGCGAGCTGGGACGTCTGAGCCCGTAGCGGTAATTAGATCGCCCTTGGCATCGACGATTGTATTTTGAATCGCATTAGCGTCGTCGCTTGTGACCCAAGTGAAGTCCATATCGGTATTGCTGGTCTTAGATAACACTTGGCCGGTTGTGCCGCCCTTGAGATCGACCAACGACGTATCGATGGCATTTCCAAGGGTTCGCATCGCGAGAGCCCCATCTTTGACCAAATCGGTATCGTCGGGCGTTTCCCAACCGAAGTTCGTTGTTGTTGCCATTAGCTGATGACTCCTATCGCGTCTTGCCATTCTAGCGTATTGAGGATGCTATTCCAGCTTTCCGCGCCTGAGACTTGATCCCATCGTTGCGCGACTGCTGAAAATTCTGTGGGTGTTGCGTTGAGCGTAATTGATAGGCCCGAGACCGACGCTCTAAACGTCCAGCCTTCAACGTATCCGGTGAATTCGCCGCCTAGCATTTGAGGCGGAAGGTTAGTGATGCGGACTGGCTGACCCATAAAAACGTTGAGTAAAGCGTCTCGGTCTGCATCATCGATTTCAGGGGATTGAAGCGGAAAAGTTATTGAACGGAACTGGTAACGAGGGTAAGCGCGAAGCTGAATGAGTCGGTCGGCCATATCCTCAACGTCCGACGCGTTCTTGACGTAGCTTGAGAACTGCTCGGCATAAAGACCATAAGTTGCTTGAGATGCGGCGTCTTGGGCAATGTATTGGTTATTGAAGTTATTACCATAATCGATAACGATTTTATTGGCAAGGTCGCCCTGACGTTGAATGATGCCAATACCCGCGCCAAGCGCGTGGCTGGCGTCTAGGTCGGTATATCCATTGGCTACTAGGTAATCCTGTCGGTGGCTGGCGTCGGCGTAACCGATGAGTCCAGTCGCGTCCTCATATAAATATCCAAGGGCTGATGAGGCGATTTGATTGGCAACGACTGAGATAACTTGATCCTCAATCTGTCGGCTGACCATCGTATATTCGCCGGTATCAATCTCCCCAAGTCCAATGTTTGACGCATTGGCCCAAGTTTCGGTGGGATTGTAAGTATTCCAACTTTCCGCCGCTGGGACTTCATTCCAGCTATTGAGAAGCAAATCATCGAGTAAGTCTTGAATCTGTGCGCCGTCTAATCCTTCGGCTAAGTTGCCGTTGAATATGGCTCTTTGAAGGCGGCTGAGTGGGCCGATGGCGGTGATGTTGATTGTTGTGACTGCCGCTTTATTTCCAGCGGTGCGAACGACTTGGCGAAGATCAGAAATGCGACCGCCGAAGATTGTAACGAAATTGCCAGATGTATCTTTGACTTCGATTGAGATGGCCGTATTTACTGTGAAGTTATAAACTGTGTTATCCGTGTTGATAAGTTGAAGTTCGCAATATCCCGCAGGGGTTGGCGAATTGAAGTCAAGTCGGCCAGAAGTGATGGCGAGGTTGGCGAGGGTTACCGAAGTAACGTCGTTGCCGTTGCTCTTGATTCGCCATTCAGGAGTCCAAGCGGTCATAGAACCTGAGCCGTATCTCTTAGACCGCCTCCGCCGCCTGTGCCTCGGTTGGTGGCTTGATTGAGAGCATCGACGACCGCTCGGCTAAATCCTTCTTCATCGATAACGCTTGGAGCTTGAACGATAATAGTGACGCCGCCGTCGTCGTCTGGACGTAGGTCGCCTCGACCGCCGAGGGCTCCTGTGCCTGTCTGAGTAAAGCCAAGGAAGTCTCGGACGAATTGCGTTGGGTTAGTAATTCCAGGAATACTAAATACGGGAGCTCCAGAAGTGGCTGAACCAGAAGTTGCCGTTCCTGATCCTGTGCCTGTGCCTCCTGCAACTGGTGGTACTGAAATTGGCGGAATTGAACCTGTTGATGTCCCGCCGCCACTTGTGCCGCCTAACGTTCCACCAGCTGTGCCGCCAAATGGAAGCCCACCCGGACTTACTGTATTTCCGCCAGTTCTAGAACCAGTTCCAACGTTAGGAATCGTTCCAATGTTAGGCAGAACTGGAATGGCGTTATAAGCGCGAATAATGCTGTTGATGATATTGATGGCGTCATTGGCTAAATTCTTGATTGTGGTAACGACTGTGCCGACGATATTGATAATGCCCGAGACTGCGGTTCCGACGCCTTTGACTGCGTTGATAAGTGCGCCGCTAAATAGCGGAATCAAGAAGTCTTTAGCGAACTTCCATAAGTCGCGCAAGGCGTCTTCATTATTCTTGAAAGCTGTGATAATTGGATCAACTGCCGTTGCCTTCAGTTCTTGGAACTTTGGAATTGCTGTGTCGGTGATGAAAGTCAGAAGTTTCTCAACAATAGGTAAGAGAGCCGTTCCGACTGTCTCCTTTGCTTCATCGAAAGCCACTTGCAGTCTTGCGATTCGACCTTCAAAAGTTTCGGCTTGAGTTGCGGCGGCTCCACCGAAAGTCTCTGAAAGTTGTTTGATGCTACCTTCCAAGCCGAGAGTCTTTATTTCAGCGGCAGATAGACCAATACCTAGACGAGTGAGAGCTCCGTTATTGCCTTCGTATGCTTTACCTAATGCGTTCGAAACTGTCTCAACGTCTTTACCCGTAGCGGCTGAAACGTCTAACGCAATGTTGAGTAACTCTTGAGACTTCTCGACTGATCCTGTGGCAACTGCTAAACGCTGAAGGGCTGGGCGAAGTTTGTCGTCGGCGACACCGGTGGCGAGAGAAGTCTTGAGGATTTGCTTTTCTACTGCGGCAATTTGGTCATCCGTCGCCTCAGTTACGTTCTGCAAAGCTAGGGCTAAACGTTTTTGAGCGGCTTCGTCTTCGATGGCGGCCTTGACGCCTTCAATGGCCAACTTGCCAGCGTATGCGGCGGCGGCCGCGGCGGCGGCCGCGAAAGCGGCGGCGGCTACCTTGGAAAACTTTTCTAACTTACCGCCGAAGCCTTCTACTTCCTTTTCGCCGGTCTTGAGATTCTTCTTGAGATCATCAACGTCGGCAAGAATCGAGAGCTTGAGCGTTCTACTTCCGGCCATTACTTAGTCCATTCTTTCATAATCTTGCTCAACGCTTCTTCCCATTGGCGAATTAGTTCAGGCTGAATCTTGCGTAGGGCGGGGTAAATGAAGTAGCCAGAATTGCCTCGGCCTCGGCGCGGTGTGCGGTTTGGGAACTGTGCGTAACGATTAGACCCGAACTCATAACCAGCCCAGATGTCCCGAGTCGATCCTCCACCAGATAAACGTTGAGATGCGAAGCCATAACTGAGTTCGCCAATCTTGCTCGATTTGCTAACCCTAACGCCTTGAACGATTCGGCTGACTGCCGATTGACCGAAGCGGCGCGAAAGTGAATAGGCTTTGATTTCGTTGGCCGCGTAGGTTGCAAGGGCTGACGACTCGCGTTTAGCCGCATCGACCGCCTCATCATCCATCGCTTTGAACGCGCCAATAATCGAGCGAAGTTCGCGCTTGTCGTATGTGATGGGTTCATTTGCCACCTTTGCGCTCCTTCAATATCTCGATTGCCGTAAGAACTTCGTTGATGTCCGTCCATTCGCTCATCGGGATTCCGGTCGCTATTGCTACTTCTATAAGTAGCCTATTTACGCTTCCGGACTCGTAGCTTTTGGGCTTTCATCTCCAATCAGAATCTCATCTACTGACAACTCCCAAATCTCTTGCGACTTGGTAGGTTTTCCAGCCGCTTCGCGTTTGTATGCGAAGTAGGCTAGATCGAGGAAGTCCGCTTGTTGGTAAGCCGAAATATCCTTGAGGGAGTAAATCGATTTGCCGGTCTTGCGTTCCCACTTAGCCCATTCGGGTAAGCCAGCGACGTAAGTGACTTCCTCGCCGTTCGTATATTTGATTGTGATATTTAGTTTCATTGCTCCCGATTCCTATCTCTTAGCTGAAAGTCTCTGTGACTTCACCCTTTGCAATTTTGAAGGTGAAGGAAACTGTTTGTGCGTCGATTCCTGATCCGCCAGCAGTTGGAAACTCTGGGAGGATTGGGAATACGAACTGTGCGCCTGTTGCGGCGGTGAGAGTTACGCTGATAGTCGTATCAGGTGCAGTCTCTGCGGCGGCCCATAGAGCCTCACATACTGAGTTTGCCTTACCCCAGTCTGAAAGCATATCGAGCTGAAAGGTTCCTTCGATATTGACTGTCTTGTAAGCCTCGCCGTCGAGTGTCTGATAAGTCTCGCGAACGTTGGTCTTTGTCAAGACTGCGTTAGTCGCTTGGGCTTCAATATCTGTTCCACCTGTGAAAGATAGCGAAACGTCGCGACCAGTAATGACTACTGTTGCCACTTTTTCTCCTTAGTTAGTCTGTGTGTAATAGGTGGAAACGCGAATATCTGCGACCAATAAATTGACCGCACCCACTTGCGTAACCGAAGGCCGTTCGACTGGGCCGACTGTGTAGCCGTCCGGTATAACTGCCAAAACTGAGATGATGAGTTGCTCGAGATTATCGAGTGATGCTGGGTTGGAAAGATAGGCGACTCCGCAAGTTATGGTCATATTGATCTTGGCGTGAATGGTTGAGTCGTTGATTGTGTTCAATTCTAGATAGGGCGAATCTGGAACAAGAATAACCGCTGGCACTTGAACCGCCTCTGGAACGTATGAATAAACGTTCGCAGATACCGACCCGAGCGCGGTGGCCAGCGGTGTCCGGATAGAAGAAAGAATAGTGCTGGGCATTAGCCGACCATTGCATCTGTGTCGAGGTATGGGCCAAGAAGACCAGTTACTTTTGCGAGAAGATTCTTAGATAAGCGATAAGGGGTTACTGCGAAATCGATGCCCTCGATTGATCCGCCGGAGGCTGTGCGAGCTTGGAAGATTTCGACAGAGATAGCCAATACAGCAGATTCGACGTTAGGGTTTGCGACATAGGTTGAGAGGCCAGAGAGAGCAGCGTTTCCTGCTGGGATAATGTTCTTTTCCAATATGTCTGCATTGGTGATGGCGGCGGTAAATACATAATCGGTGATTTCGTCGTCGGTTACTGTGTGAGTTCCATTGAATGGCGAACCGCATCCAGTAATGATGACGGATTGCCCTTGGGTAAATTCGTGAATTGTTGCGGTCTCAAAATACGCAACGTTGTCTACAAGTTTGACTTTGTTGATTTTGCTTTGAAAAGTGACAAGCATTGGGAGAATCAAGTTCTCCGAAGTGTCGATAATGTCGTCAAGGTAAGCATCTGAATAGAGGGATGACGAGACGCCAAGAATGGTTCTTAGCTCTGTGGCCGTGACTATTGTTGGCATCTCGCCGTCCTTTCGATCTAGGGGTCTAAGCCAGCTCGGGAGCGGACTGGCTCAGACTATTGAGTATTACTAAGCGACCATCCACTTGTAGGCACCAGCGGCGACCTTTGTCGCGAGTGCGCCGTAGCCGTAGTAAGCCACTTCGATTTGGCCATTGAGAGCGACGTTTGTCTGAAGACGGAAACGTGAGGACTCGTACCAAGTGTATGAATCTGGGTTGATGATGATGATTGAGTTATCACCAGTTGGAGCCGCTGTTGCGAGGTTACGAGCAACGCGTAGGTTCAGACCTAATACGTTTCCGCGAACTGCGCCACCGGATAGATTTCCACCTTGGTTAGATGGGCCAATCAGGTTCTGATAAATTGGACGGCCAGCATCAGCGAGGTTCATAATGTTACCCCATTGTTCTGGGCTAACGAGGATGTTTGTTGCGGTTCCAAGGGTTCCCTTATAAACCGAAACTGAAGCATCGGATACGAAATCCAAGAATCCAGCCGCGTCAAGTGTGCGGTTTCCGCCATCAGTTCCACCAGCAACTAGGCCAGCAATAACTGCGACGTCTGTCGCCTTTGCGTATGCGTATTCCATTTGACGAACGAGTTCATCAAAGAACGCAGGTGAGGAACGATCAAGAAGCTCTACGGAGAAAGTCTGGCCTCCAGCGTACTTCTTTACGGAGACAGAGAGGAACTCATTTGTCATTCCTGTCTCATCGATTGCGGCGGCTTCTGCTTCTTCGCCGACTGTTGGGACTGCTGTGAGCTTAGGAATTTCAAAGCTCATACCGGCATCTGGTAGGACGCCGCTTGAAACTGAATCAACCGCTGGGCGATCAGCATTTGAAAGTGGGTTGATGATTTCGGTTAGTTGGCGAGTAGGAATCAAGCCAGCATTGTTTGAAGTTGTGTCGTCTGCCGCCATAACGTACTGGCGAGCGACGTCATCTCCGAGCTTTGCGCGAACGCTGTTCTCGAGATATTTAGCCTTTGTGAATTCAAGGCGTGGCGTGGTATAGAAAGCTGGGCGTGATGCCGCAACTGTCTCGACCTTAGCAGCTTCTACCGCTTCTTCGACGGCAGGAACTGGAGCGGTAGTGTCTGACACTTGGTCTCCTTCGGTTGGTTTGTCTGCGTCAGCGGTTGCCGGAGCAGAATTTTCTTTAGGTGCTTCATTCTCTGAAGCGGCGACTTCGCTAACGCGAGCCGAATCGATTGCTGGATCAGTAACAAGAGAAACTTCATCAAGTGTTGCTGAAGTAATATTCATTGTCCCTTTGACGTTCGTCCATTCGTTGATTTGTGCGCCAACGCTAAAACCATCGCGAAGACCTTCTGTGGCCTCAATCAACGCGTCTTCTCCGGCCATAGTGTTGGCGATTTTGAACGTTGCCACAATTCCAGAAGTGGTAACTTCGTGCGATAGCAATTTGCCAATCGGACGAGTGCGGTCGTGCTCAAGAAGCAACTTGACCGGCTTCATTTCGATTGAGTTAGCGGCGAAGACAGTTGGGCCGACTGAAGTGTTGCCTTGCTCATTCCAAGTCACAATAGTTCCGCTAATTGTGCGCTTTACAGTATCGGCCGCAGTTACGACCATAGGCATACTAATTTTCATTTGGGATTAGGTCTTCCTCTCGTTGAATCTGCTCAACGCTCATCGCGCCGATTCGGTTCAGGATTTCATAAACTTGAGCGCGTTCCAATGCGTTACCGCGAAGGAAATCGTCAAGTGCGAAGCGCGTCATTACCGGATTTGGTACGAAGTCCGGAAGTGAGAGCCTTTCCTCAATCGCCTTGAGAATTGGGCGCAGAGAGAAATCAACAAGTGATCGCCGTTCAGAGACGGCATTAGAGTAGGTCATAGAAGTCGTCTCTGCGCTCAAGAAGTAAGCCGGAATACCGCAGGCGCGGGCCAGTTCGAGGGCCACATACTGACGTGCTTCCGCGAGTTGTAAAGATTTCGGGTCAAAACCGAATTCTTTTAAATCAACGTCTGCGTTGAGAAACGCAGTTGAGCGAGTTTGACGAGCAGTCTTCCAAGCGGAAAGAAGCGACGAAACTCTTTCAGCAGTTAAGTTTGTGCCGTTAGATTTGAGAATCATTGAAGGGGCTGGCTCTTTAGCGTAATTGACTGCCGCATTTTCTAGGAAGACTGCCGCGCTAATTGTCTTGCCAGCTCTATGAAGTAATCCCTCATCTGGGCCATCGAATCGAATGATTGAACCGACTCCTGTAAGTGGTACTGCCATTCCATCGACTTTGTAGCCGGTGATTTCTGTATTTTTGAAATTCGTATCGACTGTAATGCGGTCAGGACTTACGCGAGTCCAAGCTCTAACGCGTCCGCCATCTGTTGAAGAATACATCTCAAGAACTTGGCCATAACCAACGCCATAGAGCCAAATATCTTCAGCGAGCCAGTTATAGATGACAAATCCTGCAACGCGGGGATCTGGCTGATTGATAACGCGGTGCGGATCGACATATTGTCCGGTGATGCGGTTGAAAGTTGTGAGTGGTAATGATCCGATAGTTCCGCAGATAATATTTCGAGCGCGAGCGACTGACGGAACGCTCATCGCTAACTGGCGAGTCGTATTAGTCGGGCCGCCGAGAATGTTATAAACGGAATCGGTAATCTGAACCGGAGTTAGTGCGGCGGTTACGTCGCTAACCTTCTCAGGCTTGGCTGACGTCACTTGTGGAAATAAGAAATCGCGGATAGCACCCATTTGCCTAATATTGTAAGCCGAGTGTGTTACATAATGACAATATCGACGCCGTCGTTTGACTTAGTGGCGAAATGAGTCGCCATCGCCGAAGCAATAGCTCCGCAGATGACCGCGTTACTTACTTTGCGACCCATTACCCAACCGCCGTCCCCATAAGGTAACTTGACGGCGGATAGGCATTGTTTGGTCAGCTCGTCCTGTCCCGAGTGGGCTAACCGCTGAGATGAAATAGCACCTAGGAGTTCATCACAGCTTTGAGCATAATCTAGACCATCAATCGGTTCAGTCCTAATTCCAGCAGGAGCCAATCTAGCCGCGACCGCTGACGCGGTTCGAGCTGAGTAAGCCACTAATTGAACCGGATATTTACGCACCCAGTCGGCTAAGTCATTAGCCAAGGCTTTATCGTCTAAGTTCTGCGGATTATGCCAAGTCTGAAGAAGGATAACTTGAAACTGGTCTCCTTCAAGTTTCTGGCTGGCAACTAACGCGGCTTGTTTTCTGTCCGGACTTAGATCGATAGCCAACCAAGTATCGGCTTCAGGGTTGAGTCGAAGTCCCTCAACTTTACAAGCGTCCCATTGGGAAGGGTTGATTACTGGGTTGATGGTATCGACCCATTGACATAAGACCTCTGTGCGCACAATGTCTTCGGGGTCTGATAAGACCGCTCGGATATTGTCCGGATGGACTGTGTAGCCGAGTGACGGATTAGCTTGGCAGACACCTAGCCAGAAGTCCGGTGAGTTATCGAACTTTATGCCGTGAGGCGCAGACCATTCGAACCATCCAATGTCATCGGAGCCGCCGTGAATTGCGGCTAACGCTCTTTCGCGTAACTTGTTGAGAACGATTGAATGCTGATCCCCAGCGTTTGAATAAACCCATATTTGAGGATTTGCGCTGGCCATTTGGGTATAACGCAACGCCGACCAGACGTCTTCGTCTTTATACTCTCGAGCCTCGTCTAGGTGGATAGTTTCAGGGGCGGCAATACCGCGACCGGCTGAGTTATTGGCTCGGACGATATAACGTCGACCCTCAGTAAATTGAAGTTCCTGAAATCCCTTACTTTCTAGCTTCTTAGTAAATTCGGCGGCTAGTCGGGGAGTTTGCTCGATAATGCCGTAAATCTTATAAAACAATTCTGCCGAGGTCGTCAGCTTGTGAGCCGTATGAACCTGAAGCTTTTCCTTAAGGACGTAGATTCTAAACAAGATTTGCAGGGCCATAAACGTCGATTTACCCTGTTGCCGAGCGCATAACAAGGTAACGACTGGATGAGCCCATCGGCCATCGGGTTTGTACTTTAGCGAGTGATGAGCGAGCCATTGTTGCCAAGGAAGCAGTTCAAAGCCGATTTCCTCGCAGAATCGAATCATAGCCTCGCCGTGAGAAGGGTAATCGGTCAGTTTTGTGTGAATTCGAGGGTTTGGCACACCTCGGTAAGCCGATTCGTCCCTAACTCGGGCAATTTCAGTTGATTGAGTCATATTTTGTCCGGTCAAGCCAGATAGTGCTGAGTCGAGCCATTTTCAGGGAAAATCTTCCCAAT